ATAGATATTCACTAGGGAACTGGTAGGGATCCTCAGCCTAGTGAATTTCTATAAGTAGGGTTGACAAATAAAATATCGTACTTATATAAATAAGTGTACAACGCCATAATGGGTTGTATTTAAATAAACTTGCTTAACAAAAGGAGTTATAATGACTAGAGCAATTTCAATTTTTAATCAATTAAGACCACTATCAGTAGGATTTGATGATGTGTTCAATCAATTTGAACATATGTTAGATACAGATTTTACGAGTGTTCCAAACTATCCACCATACAATATCATAAAGACAGGTAAATATACCTATGATATTCAAGTAGCACTTGCTGGTTATGGTAAAAAAGATATAGATGTTTCTTTTGAAAACAGCGTCTTAACAGTTAAATCTGTAAAAGATAAAGACACAAAAGAGGTTGAAGAAAACGATGGTGTACTACATAAGGGTATCGCCAAAAGAAACTTCACCAAGTCTTTTACTATCGCTGAAGATGTAGAAATCAAAGGCGCAGAGTTAAAAGACGGTCTATTGAGTGTATCAATGGAAAGAGTTATTCCAGATCACAAAAAAGCTAGAACAATAGAGATTAAATAATCTAAAAGTAGAGAGCGCTCAGACTTGACTTTTGAGCGCTCTTACTATATAATGAGAAGTATAAATTTATAGGAGTTTTATATTATGGAAATACCAAATGTGACATTTAAGATAAGAGAAGGCGACCTATCGGAAGACGGTGGTTGTAATTTTGACGAAGGCTGTTGGACAGAAAAAACATCAGACGAAATCTTTAACGATAAGAAAATTATAGTATTCAGTTTACCAGGTGCATTCACACCTACTTGTACATCACAGCAACTACCAGGTTATGAAGCTAAGTACGAAGACTTTAAGGCTATGGGTATAGACGAAGTTTATTGCGTATCAGTAAACGACTCTTTTGTTATGAATGCTTGGGCGAATAAAGAAGGTGTAAAAAATGTAAAAGTTATACCAGATGGCTCAGGTGTATTTACTAAGGGTATGGATATGTTGGTAAAAAAAGACGATAAAGGATTTGGTGAAAGGTCTTGGAGGTATGCTGCTATTATTAATAACGGTGTAGTTGAAAAGATGTTTGAAGAACCAGGTAAAGAAGATAATTGTGCTTCTGACCCATATGGAGAATCATCGCCAGAAACAGTTATGAAATATCTAAACATGAAAAATGGTGATGATGTCTTATAACATTGACAATTAAACTAAACTATGATACAATTATATTATATTTAATTATGAAAAGGAGTGAATAATGAATCTATCAAGTGACACATTAAGTGTTTTAAAAAACTTTTCCGACATTAATCAAAATTTATTGATTAAACCAGGAAGTAAAGTACAAACAATATCTACTATGAAGAACATCTTGGCTGAGGCTGAGGTATCTGAAAAGTTTGATAGTGAATTTGCGATATATGATTTACCTGAATTTTTAAGATCAGTTGAATTATTTGATAAACCAGAACTAAAATTTAATGGTAATGGTTATGTAAATATCGCAGAGAGTAATAAGAATCAAGCAATTAAGTATTTCTTTGCTGATAAATCAGTTATAGTATCGCCAAGTAAAGGTATCAGTATGCCAGATAAGCATGTGACATTTACTTTAAAAAAAGATGCGTTTACTAAATTGATGAAAGGCGCAACAACACTAAATCTACCTGACATATCTGTTGTAGGTAAAGCTAATAAAATCTCAATGGTTGCTACTGACAAAAAGAACAAGTCTTCAAACACTTATTCTATTGATGTTGGTGAAACTGATAAAGAGTTTACTGCTTACTTTAGAACTGAGAACTTCAAACAAGTTGTGGACGATTATGATGTTGCAATATCAAAAGCAAAGATTTCTCATTTTGTAAATAGAAATAAAGCCGTACAATATTGGATAGCATTAGAACCTGACTCTGAATTTTAAGGGGGGTTGTAAATGTCCGATTTTCTATGGGTTGAAAAATACCGACCGAGAACTATTGACGATTGTATTCTTACAGAAGAACTAAAGAAAACATTTAGTCAATTTCTAAAACAAAAAGAAATACCAAATCTATTATTATCAGGTTCTGCTGGTACAGGTAAGACTACTGTTGCCAGAGCTCTATGTGAAGAACTAGGTGCTGATTATATCATCATAAATGGTAGTGACGAAGGTAGACAAATTGATACTGTAAGAAGTAAAATCAAAAACTTTGCCTCTACTGTATCTCTTACTGAAGACGCTAATCACAAAGTTGTTATCATAGACGAAGCTGATTATATGAATGCTGATAGTGTTCAACCAGCGTTAAGAAACTTCATTGAAACCTTTTATAAGAATTGTAGATTTATATTTACTTGTAATTATAAGAATAAAATCATACCAGCCCTACATAGTCGTTGTACAGTAATTGACTTTAAGATCACTAATGGTCAAGTCAAAAAGACTGCTATGGCCTTTATGAAGCGCATGGAGAGTGTTTTAAAGGGGGAAGATGTAGAGTTTGATAAGAAAGTCTTAGCAGAACTAATACAGAAGTTTTATCCTGACTTTAGAAGAACAATAAACGAACTACAAAGATACTCTGTAAGAGGTAAGATTGATAGTGGTATATTGTTTAGTCTATCAGAAGTCAATACAAAAGAACTAATATCCTCTTTAAAAGATAAAAGATTCAATGATATGAGAAAATGGGTTGTTCAAAATTTAGATAAAGAGCCATCACATTTATTCAGAACTATCTATGAACTTCTTTATACAAGTTTAGATTCTAAATCTGTTCCTCAATCAATACTTATTTTGGCTGGATACCAATATAAATCTGCGTTTGTGGCTGATCAAGAAATAAATATGATTGCTTGTCTAACTGAAATCATGGCAAGTTGTAAATTTAAGTAAGAAAGAAGATGGCAAAGAGAACATTATTTAGAACATTGATTGTTAGAATGAGAATGTGGTGGGCTGATGTACGAGGACATCATGGTAAAGTTTGGGATTACGAACCAGGCGATTATTATATGGGTAGTCATAAAGGGCACAATAAACATAACAGAAAATAATTGAAAGACTTATATTATGTACGAATTGAGAGATTATTTAAACGCAATTAATTTCACAAAACAGAAATTACTAGACACCGAAGATGTGACTTGGGAAAAAAAGTATCCTCCTTTTGTCATAAACAAGTGTCTTTCCATGCATTACGACTGTATTGCTCAGGCGAATGAAATGAATGGTTATCACTTCTTAAACAAAGATATTCAATTTAATTTTTACATAAATAGTATTAGAAAAAAGAAACGATTTGGTGGCAAGTGGTTATCACAAGCCAAGTTGAAGAATTTAGAGTATGTAAAAGAGTATTATGGATATAGCAATGAGAAAGCAAAACAGGCACTCAACATACTAACAATAGAACAAATTGAACATATAAAAGAGACCTTGAATAAAGGTGGGAGAACAAAATGAGTGAAGAAATTGTAAACTGGTCGCCAGACAGTATGTTAGAGGTCACAATCAAACAACCAGACGACTTCCTAAAAATCAGAGAAACTTTGACACGAATCGGTGTCGCCAGCAGAAAAGATAAAACATTATATCAATCTTGTCATATATTACATAAACAAGGTAAATACTTTATAACACACTTTAAAGAACTATTTGCTTTAGATGGTAAGAAAGCAACATTGACAGAAAACGATATTCAAAGAAGAAACACAATATCAATACTTTTACAAGATTGGAATTTAATTGATATAGTAAACGGAACACAAGCTGAAAACAAAGCACCTTTATCACAAATAAAAGTATTACCATTTAAAGAAAAGAAAGAATGGATTTTATCTGCGAAATATAATATTGGAAAAAAAGTTGAAGATAAGGAAGAAGTTAAATCGGATAATGAGTAAATGTTGGTTCCTAAATTTAAAGAGTTTATAACAGAAACAGATATAGGTCGTAAAGAAAAACCTATCACAGTAGCTATTGTCACAGTAGCAGATTCAAAAGACCCTAAAGAAAATACAACAGCTGACCTTATACAAAAAGCGTGTAAGAAAAAAAGTATCAAGTGTGTTATTGTAAATACTAAAACTACAATTATTACTTCTAAAGATGAAGACAAAGGTACTTTAACTGTATCAAACTATGACGGCAAAGGTGCCGAATATACTTTTACAGGTAGAGATACAGTTTGTATAACTAGAGGTGGTGCACTTGAAGATGAAGCAGGTCTTTCTTTAATATCATCTTTTCAAAACTCACAAGCGTTTATGTTGAATACAAGAGCAGCAATGTTAACTTGCGACAACAAATTAACAACAGCTTTGTTATTTGAGAAGTTTGGTTTACCAACTCCTAAAACAGCATTCATTTCAAACGAGAATAATATTAAGAGTGGTGTAGATATGGTTGGTGGTAAATTTCCATTGATTCTAAAAACACTTACAGGTACTCAAGGTGTCGGTGTAATTAAAGTAGAAAGTTATGAAGGTCTTGTAGCGACTGTACAAGCGATGTGGAAACTAGAGGCAGAACTTCTAATACAAGAATATATGCCTAGTGATTTTGATGTAAGAACCTTTGTAGTAGATAATAAAATATTTGCTAGTACGAAAAGAACTCATAGTAGTTATGACTTTAGATCAAACACACACAGAGGCGCAGAGGCATCACCTTATATATTAAGTGAAGAAGAAACAGAATTAGTATTAAAAGCAGCTAGAGTTAGTAGAGCTTACATGGTTGGAGTAGACCATATTATACACAATAAAAAACCTTATCTATTAGAGATTAATGGTAGTCCTGGGTCAGGCGCTGATTACGAAGGCTATCAACATAGAGATTATTATGCTGACGCAGAACCAGCTGGTAGAATAGATGGTGAAAAAATGATGTCAAATGTAATAGACCATGTACAAGATAGAGCTCATTGGGATAGACAATCACTTATAGAAACTGGTTGGTTAGAAACAGTTGAGTTAGATGAAGTAGGTAAAGTAAGAGTTAAGTTTGACACAGGTAATGGATCAAAAGCTTGTGCTTTACACGCAGACAAAATTTTACAAGATGGTAAAATAGTTAAATGGACTTATGATGGAAAAACAATTAGTAAGCCAAGACACGGTACAAGTAAAGTGTTTAGAGCAAATGCTGAAGGTGAAG